AACCTAATGATTGAACTAATTTTGTAATACCGCTTGTTTCTCCTGAGAAAGGACTGACACCACCAGGCAACAATGTTTTAAACGCTGCAAGACGATTTCCAGAAGCTAATTGTCTCATAAAACTTCCTGCTGGGGCATTCATTCCACCAAGTCGAGTTGCTGCTGCAGGCGCATAGTAAAGCGCAGCCGCAGCTAAAGCTGCTTTACCTAAATCACTTTTAGCTATTTTTTTAACTGCACTAGCTGTTTTTTTAACAACCTTTTTAGCTTTTCTTACAAGTTTTCCTGCAAAATATCCTTGTCTTGGAACAATACCACCATCTTCTAATTTAAATCTTTCTGGTAGTAAGAATCTAAACTCATCAGCATCTGCTAATACTTTTTCTATACCTGTCTTTTCAGGTTCCGTGGTCGCTGGTTCAGGAACTAATCTTTGTCTAAAAAGTGTTGGTTCAAAATCACCTCCATCATCACCTCCACCAAACCTACCTTTCTGAATAGTGGCTGATACATTTTCACCCGCAAGGGCTCTAGCTAAAGCATCCTCTAACTCTTCTGTTCTAGTTGTGTATTTAGAAGTATCAAAAGGTGTTTCATCTGGTTTGAAACCTAATTTACCAGCAAGCGTATCACTGTAATTTTTTCTTCTATCTAATTCGTTTCTAATATAACTTACAGACGCTTTTCTTCCTGCAGCTTTAAGACCACTACCGATAGCAGAAACAGTATCACCAAACACACTAGGTATATTAAATGATCTACCTGTTGTTATCATTGGTCTATTAAAATTTACATATGATAATGCTTTTGCATCTTCATCACTTAAACTACCCGGTGGCTGATTAATATTCATAGCAGCTTCCATTCTAGCTACATCGTCTTCATAGTCTTCACCAAGACTAAAATTATCATTATTGCTTTGTTTGCCACCACCGCCACCACCAAAAGCAGCTTCTTGTGTACGAGATCCTGGAGGTCCAAAGTCAACAAAGCTTGGAATACCCATAGCTGTCATGATACCAGAGCCACCAGCAGCTCTTAACATATCTGCTTCTTTTGGATTAATGTATGCAAGAAACTCACCTGGAGGTGCGTTTTCTTTTGCATCTTCTAACGTGGCTATACCACCCTTATTAAACAATTGATTATATCTTTCTAAACCAAGATCGGCTATTGCTTCAGCTTCATTTGCATATTTTCCGTCAGCAAATGTTCTTCCACTTTCATTCATTTGCGATGCTAAAACTCTTCTTCTAATAGCATCTTCTTCAGCAAGACTTCGTGCTCCAGGTATCCCTGGCAACAAATCTCTTTCTGATAACCCTGGTGTCATGGGAGCCCCAAGATTACTTTTAAATGGATCATTAGTAGGGACAGGATCTAAAACCGGCTTTCTTTGACCTGGAGAAAAATTAGGTGTCATACTACTTCTTAATGCTCCAAAGAATCCACTGGCTCTTTTTTCTGGCGCATCCATTTTTTGACCTGTCATTCTTGGGTCAGCCAATGCTTTAATATTTTCTTCAAGCGTTCTACCCATTCTTGGATCAATGCCTTTGTCTGCTGCCGCTTGCATTCTTGGATCATTAAACTGAGGTGTTGGTGTTGGTGTTGGTGTTGTTTGTGTTTGAGGCATTGATTTTCTTAATACATCTAAAGCAGATTCAGCTTGTGCTGCTCCTTGTGATCTAGTTATTGCAGCTTGATTTAATAAACCTGATCCAGTTAAACTAATTAAATCTTGATCTTTTTTTCGTATTGGAAAAATTCCCATAGCAGCAGCTTCCTCTGGAGTATTGTATGATGCTATACCACCTGGTGCGTAACCTGTTTGAATTAAAGTTCCATCAATGTTGTATGTTCCTATACCATAGCCCTCTAAAGGAAAACTTCCATTAGCAAATCTAGCCCTCCTAGGTGCTCCACCTTCTGCTAGTAATTGTCGTGCTACTTGTGATCTAGTTATTGCCATAGGTAAAAATACTATATTTGTTGCTCCTTTACAACTTAGAATCACCACCTAAAGGTAGTGCTTCTACTGTGATTTTAAC